TTCGGGCGCTTTTGGCAGCAAAGGAGCAAAATTCATAATCCCGGCGATGGCTACGCTGGGGACAGCAGTATCCATTGTTGCCATGCTTATGAGAAATTTAGACAACGCGCGTCGAGTAAGTGGCGAAATCCGCCGCTGGAATGAACGTCTTGACAAAAGACGTATGATTGCTGAGAAGCGTCGTCAGGAAGAATGGGCGATCAAAAAAGAAAAACTTGAGTCTCAGGAAAATGCCGAAGGCCTAAAAGAGCAACCTAAGCGGAGACGTGGGCGTCCACGTAAAGGAACGTGATTGCCATGGATTTCAAGCAAGAAATGGAATTGTTTGTCCTTCGGGAAAACATGAAGCGTTGTTTAGACGCCGGCCCGAAATTTCCGAAAGGTAGCAAGTATCGATTCAAGGAAGTTGAACCGTTCATTCTCGCAGAGATGAACAGTTCGATAAACGCTGTTAGAATCATCTACAAGCATATCATTCGCGCCTTGAAAGACGGCGACAGTGCAAAGCTAAAGGCCGCCGAGAATAACGCGATAGAAGGTTTTGAGAAACTAAAAGCTAATGTCATTAAGTTCAATGACAAGCTTAACCGCACCTACAACATTTAACGCCCAGTGGTGCCTGGGATTAACGGAGGAAAAAATGAGAAGCACGAACATGTTTTATGGCTACAAAAGACTTTGCGATGCTCGCATGGGGGGCTATGGCAAGGGGTATGTACGTCGGCGCCGTCACTCCGATGGTATCGCCGAAACGATTAAGGCGCTTTTAGAGAAAGCAATTGCATTCATTTCGTCCTTGATTGAAAAAATTATCGCAAAAGTTCAAAGTGTGAAAGAAGATTCGGTGAGGGCGATAAAAGCTGCAAGGGTCGCTTATGACACGCCGACTGCTAAAGAAATGCAAGATAATTGGACAAAAACTCAGAAACAGTACTTGAGTCTTGCTGCCAAAACATTGAAACAGGCTAAAGTGGCTCAGAAAGCGCTTAAAGTGGCGTTAGGAAGTTGTGTCGCATTTGGCGCAGCATATCTTGGCATGCAGGCAAAAGGGCCAGTTCTCCAGAAACTTACGGAAATGATCGTCAACAAGAAATATAATCTCAAACCAGATCCTGATGTAGGTTCAACATCTGTTTTCGGCGGCACTGTTGCCAACATCGCAAGTTCCTTGAGAAAAAAGAAGTAACAACATAGGAAATCATAACAATCGAAGGAGGTAGAGATGAAACATCTTAGTACTTTTAACGCTGGAATTGTCGGCGGAGTCGGTGTCGCACGATTTAACGACGCGCGTGCTGTAAAACGATTTTCGGACGGCGCGATTGCCACGGGCGGTGCTTTTCTTGTTTCCGAACTTGAGAAGCGTGAACCTGACATCAAACAACCCTTAACGTCTGTCACATACGCACGCGACGTTCCATTGAAAGTTGGTGGTGGCTGGGTCGAATACGTATCCGCTCTTAACATCGATTTTGGTGTTACTGGCGGTTCGTCTAATGGCCCTGTTACCGCTCCAGGTGCAAACGGCTCTCCGATTGTCCAGATGAATCTTGAAAAGGACACGTTCAGTGCGCATCCGTTCTCGACGATTCTGCGCGTTCCGTTCATCGATATGCAGCGTATGCAGGTGACTGGAAAATCCCTCGACGCTCTTCTTACGGATGGTATTCGCTTGACCTACGACAAACACATGGACGCCAACGTTTATGTCGGCCTCTCTCAGTATGGCACGGAAGGTCTTTTGAATAACAGTAGTGTTATTGCCACGAACGTTGCGCAGAACGCCGGCGGTACTTCTCGTAAATGGGAAGACAAGACTGCTGATGAAATTCTCGCAGACATCAACGGTGGTATCATTGCAGTTTGGGGTGCTGCCCAGTACGATATGAGCGCAATCCCGAATCACATCTTGATCCCGCATGAGCAATACAACCTTATCGCCACGACGAAAGTTAGCCAGTATGCCGACAAGACAATTCTTGAGTTCTTGCTCGCGAACAACCTTGCTGCCCGTAATGGTGCTGAGTTGTTTATTGGTGCTTGCCCGTGGTGTAAAGGTATTGGTGCTGGCAGTACAGACCGTATGGCGATTTATCGTCACGATGAACGCTTTATTGCCGTCGAAGAGCTTATGCCGTTGTCTCGTACGATGACCCAGCCGAACGTTGAAGCGTTGGCATACGATAGCGTCTATATGGCGAACATTACCCAGCTCGAACTTTTCTATACCCAGACAATCCGCTACTACGACGGCATCTAAACGGAGGAAGTGATTATGATTATTCATGTTAAGAGAGCGTGTGAGTTTACGAGTGACAGCGGCGAAAAGTTTTCTTGTCCGAAGGACTTTATTGGCATTCCGCCTGATTGGATCAAGGACAATGATTATTTCAAAGCTCTCTGTTCTGATGGGAAAATCACTTTTCATATCGACTCCGGAGAAGCAGAACGAAACGCCGCTGACGAAAAGATCACCGAAGACAAAAAGAAAAAGAAGTGATTGTCGTTTAGTTGACTGCATCATGTTGTGAGGGACGTATGATAGACTTTTACTACAATTCATTCATAAAACAAGAAGTGGATTCGCTAAGATCGAAAGCATCGAACATTTCCGGTGATGCTGAAAACAGTTACACAGAATCCATGTTTTATGAGGACTTCCCGCAGTTTAAGAACACAGAAACGGGTACAGGTTATGTCCCGTCACACATGATGGCAGTGTTTCTCAAGATGGTAAACGGGACAGTTTCCGAGGCCCGTTGGGGTGACAGTTGGAGACTTGCAGCAAGTTTGTTTGTTGCTCATTATGTCACACTATATCTTCGTCAGAACAACGGAAACACAGACGGTACTCAGAACGTCAAACAAGCAGCAGATTCGGGGGCTTTGATTGGCATTGTTACGAGTGCATCGTTAGGTGATGCAAACGTATCGTATGACGTGTCGAACGTCACGCAGGCAACCCAAAACTGGGGGCAATTCAATCTCACATCGTATGGCCAGCAATATGCCTCGCTCGCGAGGATTTATTCTCTTGGCGGTTCGTATGTTATCTGATAGGGGGCCGATATGTTCAGGATGCCTGGTATATCGTGGTACACAGACTCATTTGACTCATACAGAGTTGTTTCAATTGTAGAGGACGGAATCACGAAGCATTCAAGGGAGAAGATTCTCTCTAACGTTCCTTGTCGTGTGTACAATAACCCGACGCCAGAGGTTGGGCTTTCCGAACAAGACGCGAGAATCAATGCCAATAATACGCTTTGTTGTGATGTTGGCACCGACATACAAGCAGGTGATGAAATCTTCGTTAGCCGTTCGGCGCGAATTAGTCAGACACCTGTATCTGTTGATAGATACTTTGCCGGCAAGCCAAACATCTACATTGAGCCGTTTGGTGGAATTGTCGCCGACTTGAACCACATTCAAGTTGCGCTTCTCAATGAATACAGAGTTGATTGAGGTGAGTTATGGTCGATTCTTTTGATGGTGACTTCAAAAAGTTTTTCAAGAATGCTCAAGAGCTTTCTTCAAAAGTCGAAAGTGATTTTGAACGATGCGTTAGAATTGCGACTGGTGAAATGATTCAGACCGCAAAGGAGAAGACGCCTCCACTCCCTGGACAACAGAGGGGCAGAAACACAGTAACGGGCGCCCTTGCTGATCACTGGGGTTCAAGATTTGAGAAGGCGAATGGAGATAACTACAACGTATATTTGTTCAATAACATGCAGTATGCGTCTTATGTCAATGATGGGCACAGGATGGCGAAACACTTTGTGCCTTGGCTTTATATCGACTCAAACGGTGTAATCGCCAGACATATTCCCATTACAGGGGAACAGTTGTTTGGTCTTGTGGTGGGCACTAAAACAAAGTATGTCGGGCCGTACAAGATGGTAGAGAGTGCTCAAGAGCGTTTTCTCGAAGCCTTCGACATTACCATGTCACGACGTCTTGATAAGGACTTAAAAGACTCAATGGAGATGTGAAATGCCTGTCGTTGTAGATACACCGCTTATTCACAAGAGCTTGTCGGCATATCTTTTGACGCTCACGCCAAACGCTAATATATACGACAATCCGAATCAGCAGGGCACGAAGATTCCGGCATGGTTTATTGTTCATCGTTCCCCCGTTTCTATCGTCCGAGAAATAGGCCGAGCGTGGTTGACGTATGAGATTGACCTGTATTACATGCTCCAATTGAACATGACGAACACATTTGATCAGTATGCGTATATTGCTGATCAAATGAATACATCGTTTGAATACCTGAACATTTTTGGGACTGAATCAAAGATTCATGTTCTCGAAAGGTCTTGGGGACTCCAATTGGACTGCCTGAAATACTCTATCACACTCAAACTGAGAGTTAGCAGATCGACAGTGCTTGACGAAAAGATGAGAGTGATTGAAGATATGCAGGTGTTTTTGAAGAACCAACCGCCAGAGCCAGAGCGATATGCAATAGTGATCGAACCTTCACAAAACGGACACATCGATTCTAGTTCTGAAACGTCTATTGCGGGTCAAAATGTCACGCTTCAAGTTTTCCTGGATGATGGATATGAGCTTGAAAGTCTTAGCGTAATGGCAGGCGAAACTCCGATTCCGACACAACAGACAAGTGAAGGGATTGTGTTTACGATGCCTGAACATGCTGTGACAGTATCGTCGAGTTTCAAAAGCAAAGAGTACCTGATTACGGATTGATTCAAAATAGGACAGTTGAACGATTGACAATAGAAAAAGTGGAATACTCTATTCAGCCAGTGTTTGACTGGGGGTAATAGGTCGTTAAATTCATAACAAAACAGGAGGTAAAAAAAATGGCAGGTGGAACATGGATTGATCAAAACAAAGTTCGTCCTGGTGTTTACATTAACTACAAGTCTGCGCCGGCGTCCCTTGCGTCGATGGGTGAACGGGGGACAGTGGCGATCGGTTGGCTTTCTGATTGGGTGGAAAGCGGAAAGTTTTACGTGATCGAAGACCCGTCCGACTGCGAAAAGTTAGGACACGCGATCACGGATGATGAGATGCTTTTCGTTCGTCAGATTCTTAAAGGGTCGAACCGTACAAACGGTGCAAAGAAAATCCTCGTTTATGCGCTCGCGGCAACAGGCGGAGCGAAAGCAACCGTTTCGATTGATACGCTCGTTTGCACTGCAAAGAACAACGGCGCCTTCGGCAACAATCTTTCTGTGACTGTTGCTGAGTCTTCGGGGAGTAATTACGCAGTGAGCGTTTCCCTTAAAGGTGAAGTCGTGGAAGAGTTTTCTGTATCTGCTATTACGGGGTTGTCAAGCAGCCAATGGATAGATTTTACAGGTAACTTCGGCGATGGTGGCAGTGGTGTTCTTGCTGGTGGCGCTAATGGTTCTGCTGCGTCTACGGCATACGCATCTTTCTTGTCCGCGTTGCAAACCGAGAGCTTTGACGTTGTGATCTATGACGGCACAGATGCAACCGTTAAAAGTTTGTTTGCCGACTTTGTTAAATCGCAGAGCAATAACGAAGGTAACAAATGTCAGGCCGTTATCAGTGATTATGCGTCTGCCGATAATGAGTGCGTCATTTCCGTCTATCCTCAGAGTTTAACGCTTATTGACGGTACTGTTTTGACGGCGCCGCAGGTTACATGGTGGGTTGGTGGAGCTTCGGCAGGTGCTAACGTGAACGAAAGTTTGACGTATGCTAACCATCCAGATGCTGCTGACGTTACGCCTAAACTCACGTCGTCGGAACAAGAAGCAGCAATCACTTCCGGCAAATTCGCCTTTATCGCCCAGTTTGGGAAGACTCAGGTGCTCACGGACATCAATACATTCACATCTTTTTCGACAAACAAGGGCCGTGCGTTCCGTAAAAACAGAGTTGTTCGTACAGTCTTCGGTCTTTGCAACGATATTTACAAGGCGTTCGCACTCTATTACATTGGCGTCACCGACAATGACGAGGAGGGCCGAAAATCTCTCAAGGGTGAAATCCTGAATATCATGGATAGATACCAGGGGAACAGAGCGCTACAAAATGTTGAAACAGATGACGTAACTGTGCTAAAAGGCGTTGATAGCGACGCGGTTGTCATTGAGATTTACTGCCAGCCGGTAGATTCGATCGAAAAGATTTACATTAACATCACCATTTCCTAAGGAGAACATATCATGTCTTACTTACTCGAAAAAGACTCACTGAATGGCAAGGAAGGGCGAGTTTTCTGCACAATCGACGGTCGGCAAGTTGAAATGTTCAGCGTGAAGAAAGTTCAGCTTGACTACTCTCTCGAATCCAGTGATTTCAAAGTTGTTGGAACGCGCCTCGTACAGAAAAAGACCACAGGCATTAGCCTAAGCGGTTCTATGGACATGTACTATGGAACGCCGGAGTTTAAGAAGCTTATCGCAAACTATATGGCGACTGGCGCACTCCCATACTTCACGATGCAGATAACGAACGATGATCCTGCGTCTTCTGTTGGCGTTCAGACTGTTATCATCTACAACGTAAAGATTGAAAGCGGCGCATTGGCAATGTTGGATGCCGATAGCGACGTTTTGAGTGAGAGCATCAATTTCAGCTTCACAAGCTTCAAATTGATTAGCGAGTTTAACGCGCCGGAACAGCTCGGCGGCTAAAGGTTAGGAGACAAGGAACATGGCAAATTTAAGCGGATTTTTGAAACCAGCGTATTTCGAGAAAACGGCAGAGGCCGTTATTAGTGACCGCTTTTTGGATGAGAACGGTGAACCTCTCAAGTTCATTATGAAGAGTATGCCGCAAGAGAAAATGAAGTTGATTATTGCTCGTTCTCAAAAAGAGGTGAAGTCCAAAGGGAAGGTTATTGGAACGGAGGTTGACAATGATCTGTTCGTTGCACGTTGCATCGTCGAATCGTGTATCCAGCCGGACTTCAAGGATAAAGATATTTGTGAGGCCTATGGATGCGAAGACCCTTATCTTGTTCCGCAAAAAATGCTGTTTGTGGACGAGTATGACAAATTGGGCCGCATGTTCCTTGATCTTAATGGTTTGGATGGCAGCGCAATAGAATCGCTTGCTGTCACAAAAAACTAGTCGAAGAGGCCGAGGAAATTCTCGACGATGAGGATGATGCCGACGCCTCGATTGCTTACTATCTATTCATCAATCATCATATCCTACCGCGTGAGATTCTTAACATGGACGCCAGAGAAAAGGCGGTCATAATCGCCATGGCAAAGCGTGAAAAGAAGTTCATCGACAGTATGAAGAACAAAACATAAAACCCCACACCTCGATGTGGGGTTTTTTGTAGGAGGCAACATGGCCGGCATTACATCATTTATCACAATACAGGATAGATTCAGTGGAACGTTGACGAAGTACAAAACACTGGTAAAACAGTGTACTCATAGCAGTTTTACGCTCGGCAAGACTATCGCGGTTCAAAGTATGAAGAGCGACAGTTTTCTTTCGACGATGAAAAGCATGAGTAGCGCGACAAATGCCCTGGCAGTGCAGCAAGACTATTTGCAGTCCAAAATGGGGCTTGTTGATAGTGTGTTTGGTAGGATAATCGGACGTGGTGATGCGATTGGCAGTATCCTTGACACGTCTATCAGGATACTTCGTATCGCATCCCTTATATTTCCGCCACTTCGTATCGTGAGCAATATTCTCGAACGAATTAGAGATTACCTGGACAATGGACTTGGGAAACTTGAATTTTCTCAAGACAAGATTCACGAAATAGTGAACAATCTACCGCAGATTGCCCAAAAGATGGAGAAGGCGCTCAAAGCCCTTATTCTGTCGAAGGTCGTGATAAACGTTATCAAGAACAACATTGTAACGATTGGGGTTGTGCTTGTTGGAGTCGCGGCATCGTGGGCCCTCATCTCAAAAACGCAGTTTGGCGTTATGCTTCAAAGCAATGCCATACTTGGCAACTTCATCTCAATTGGTCGTGTTATGCTGACGGATGTTGGGGCCGGTATGGGTATGCTTAGGGGCTATGGTTCGTCTCTATCCTCTATTGCGTTGCAGCAATATACGCAGATCAAGAAGGTAGCAACCGTTATTTCGATGCTCATAATGAATGTGTCTCGGTATTACTGGGGTATTGCGAAGACAAAAGCAATGTCATTATTTGGCATTGACCTGAGCATGGTTGACAGGCTAATCGCGAGCGTCGGTATTCTCGGAGGCGAGCTAATTTCTATTGCGAAAGCCAAAGCGATGAGTGTCGGAGCCGGCGCCATTGGGAAGATAAAAGGTCTTTATGGGACGTATGCGTCGAGTGCGTCAAGTGCTTTCGGGAAAGCAAAAGGACTTGTTACGGACAAAGGTATCCCGTGGTTAAAAAGGGCCTGGGAAACTAGCAAAGCATGGGTGAACGCTGTTATTGTGCCGGCTATGTCAAAAGCGTTCAGTGATGCAAAGGGATGGACTAAAGGGACGGCAATACCATGGGTGCAGAACGCGTGGGATATTAGCCTTAATTGGATGAAAACAACAGCAATCCCGAAGATGATTGCTGTGTTTAATAATGCAAAACTTTTTGCGACAGGCTTTGCATTACCCGCAATGAAAGGCGCTGCTATATGGATAAAAGGGACGATGGTTCCACAAGTCAGCAGAGCGTTTGGCGTGATCAAAAATGAAGCCAGCAAAACAGGCCAGGCGTATAAAGATATTTTCGCCAAAGTGCTTCCGAAGAACCTTTTTACTTTTTTGATGTTTCTCAAGAAACTCCCATCTCTGTTTATAAGGAATTTTAGCTCACTGGATTTTTACAAGCGCATCGGTGAAGAGTTCGTGAAATATAAGAACATTTTTGTTCTTTATATGAAACAGACTGGAAAATCGTTGGCGGCCTCGCTTAAAGGCGTATTCAAAGAATCTGTGGCGCCGATTATGAAGGGCGCGTTCTCTGCATATATGCTTTATCGGAGTGCGAAGGGTTTTGTAAACAATCTGAGAAAATGGCAAGATCGATACAGGAAGTTATCTGAAATTACGGATTATTTGATTGATCAAACGCAAAGCCTTGAAAGAAGTGTTAAGCGTATAGCAACGTTTGGCGAAGAAGGGGCAAAAGCAATCGGCGTATATGCTCGCGAATATGCCGGCATGACTGGACAAGCAATCTCAGATATTGAGATGGTCGCTCAAAAGATGAGACGCAGCAACATATCAGGGGCTAACATTGTGAAGTTTATGGGGTTCGCTGATATGTTTAACAAGCTCAACGATGATGTGAGTTTTACTCAAGCAGGCGAAGCGATTGCAAATGCTGTGTTTACTGGTGCGACAGATGAGCTCGAAAATCTTTTGGGAGGCGGTGAATATGTGTCTCGGCTAATGAGACGTGCACGCATTTCAAGATTGCTCAGAAAAGGCCAGGTCGATGAAGCCATGAAACGTTTCATGGACATTGCAAAAGGAATGGGATACACGCAGGAAGCTCTCGATAAGGTCAATCAAAGTTTGCCAACAAAGCTAAAACGTACACGTAGCTTGCTCGAAGGCTATGCCACAGTTGTTAAGGACGCTTTTTTGAAACGAGTGGAGCCGTTCGTCGATGAGCTTATAAATCTGCTTACATCAGAAGAGTTCAAGGGATTTTTCCAGCAAGAGTTAAAACGTATCTTGGCAATCGTGGATGCGTTCGGGCTCGTTGCTCGCTATGTGGTCAAAGCAGGTGTTGCTCTGTACAAATGGTGGATTGAACCGAACAAAGGGTTTATGCGACTCGCAACAATGTTCGTCGGAATAATGATGATTGTCGCAAAGTTCAAGCAGGTTATTGCTTTGTTCGCAGCAGGCAAGGGACTGTTTGGAATCCTCGGAAAATTCTTTGTAGCAGGCAAGGGTATATTCTCTGCGTTGTTTATCAAGTTCCTTTGGCCATTATTGAAAACAACAGGTATGTTTTTTGTTACAGTTTTCAAAGGAATTTTTGTTCAATCAGCAGCGAAAGCGGGAGCTGCCGCGACATCACTTGGAGCTAAAATTCTTAGTGGATTAACAGCAATAAAAGCATCTGCAATAACAGGAATCAAAGCGATCGGCACCGCATTGCTAACATCTCCAATTGTTGTCATACCGGCGCTTCTTTTCGCAGTGTTCAAAGGTTCACAAAAGATTGTGAGTCATTTGAAAGGTGAAGCTACGGACGCGATTACATCAGTTATTGAGTTGTTTGTCGGTGGTATACAGTACACATCTGGCAAGATATGGCAAGCGTCAGAGACATTCCATAATGCCTTCTTTGACTTCGTTGAGTCCATATATAATGGAATCTTAGAGTTTATCTCTCCGGCAATTTGGGCGGTGATGAAAGCATTTCAACGTTTTGAGATGGGTGCGTTGGGCCTTAAACAGAAGTTTTTTGAAGTGATGATCGCGATACGGGATATATTCTTTAAGATTATGGAAGAGTTCGCTAATTCATCGATATTTGGTTTTATTTATGGTGATGATGCTGTAAAAGCAGTACAGAAACAGCTGGATTTGTTTAAGGCAAATAATGTTATACATGAAATGGAACTTGATGTCATAAAAGCTCAGAGACGCAATCTGGATAAGAAAATAAACAGCGGAGACTATGAAGGCGAAAAGAAATCCATTATCGATCAATTCAGTATCAAGCTTGATTCTATGCATCATTATGTTTTGACAGATGATGATATTCAGAAAGCAACACAAAGCGCTATCGATTCAGCACTCGATAACAAAGTTGTTGGGTGGTTGCGCAAAGGGTTCGACTTCGGGCGTGATCTAGTCGGGGCCGGCGACATTAACCTTAAACAATGGGAAGAGGCGTTGAAAGCATTAGAGAATATTGGTGGAGATGTTAATAATCTTGTTCAGATGGGACAGAAGGAACGAGATTTGCGGTGGATGAAAGAAATGGCAGAACAAAGTTTCGTAAACACAGTGAACCTTCGTCAGTTGACACCGACGATTAAGGTTGAAGTTAATGGGAGCAATGCAAGCGCCGATGACATTGCAAATGCGATCAATAGGGAACTTTCGGAAATGGCGGCGAAAGGCACGTTTAACGCTTATGGAGAAGTGGGATGATCTACAATCAATTCGGTATCTATTTCGTCACATCAGAGTATCTTCAAAAGATACGTTTGCCCGTAAACCCTTCGGAGCTTACTATTTCTTATGAAGGTGAGAACAGCACATATAATCTTGTTGGCGTCGGTGAAGTAATCGTTCCGAGACTGCCTAAACTTGCGACTGTAACGATCAGTAGCTTTTTCCCTCGCAATGAATATGTGCCATTCACAACAGAGTCAGCTTGGTACACGCCGGCAGACTATGTGCAGTTTTTTACGTCGCTGCTCAAAACGAAATCAGTGTTCAGGTTTATTGTCAATCGTTATGATGACGACAAGCCAATGTTCGATACAAATTTCAGTGCAGTTTTGACCTCGTTTCGTATCACGGATAAAGGGGGTGAGACGGGTGACATTTATTACGAAATGTCCGTGAGCGAGTACAGAGACACGAAGCCTGAGAAAGTTTCTGTTATGAAGAAAGATGACGAAAGCTCTACAACATACCTTGTTAGAGAAAAACAGAGGGATGTCGATCCTGGGGAATTTGTCGTCGGTGAAAAAGTGGTTGCCAACGGGCCCGTGTATCCAACAGATGATGCTGTTTCGGCATTGTTTCAGCCTGTTAATGCTGTGACAGGTGTTGTCGGTCGCGTTTTGCCGCCTTCCTCGCTTCCGAACCTTTCAAGGATTTATCTAAACGGCATTGGGTGGGTTGCAAAATCTGATTGTGTTCGTTATGGTCTTCAGAACATAGTGAGCTCAACCAATAACTTTAGAACGAGTTGAGATATGGCTACGTTAGAACTTCTCTTTGAAAACCCCGAAGAAGATATTTATGAGTACAAGCCTTCCTCAGTGTCCTTGAAGCAGGAACGAACGTGCAGCGCATCGACGCTTGATGGAACAATCCCTGATGTGACTGGACATGTGATTAAGATGGGGGCAACGTGTAGATTGTTTGCCGACGGGGAGCTTATCTTCTATGGGTATGTGTTTTCGGCAAACATTGACCGTTGGGGGGTAATGAGCTTTACTGCGCATGACTGCTTGCGCTATCTCAGGAATACGTTTTCAAACTACTATCCACGCGGATATAAGCCTGTGGACGTGATCAAGGATATATGTAAGGCATTCAATGTTAAGGTCGGCACGCTCGATGATATACCGGCCACGGGTTGGCCGTTACTGTGTGACAATGAAAGCGGATTGGACATAATCTCAAAACTTGTCGATACCGCTATCGTTTTGACGAAGAAGATCATTGTGTTCTATGCCGAAGGTGACAAGGTTTACTTGAAGTATGCGGATGACATGATTCGTAATGAAGTCGTCGGGGACAATTCATTGTCGACGGAATACTCGCTCTCGATAAGCATTGATGAGGATACCTACAATCAAATTTTTCTCTATCGAGAATCTTCGGCGTCAGGTGGGCGCCATTATGTTGTTGCTGAGTCGAAAGGCTCCGATTCAACGGTGAACAAGTGGGGTATTTTGCGCTATTCAGAGAGCGTCGAAGACGGAATGACTGATGCTCAGATGCAGGACAAGGCCGACAAACTTCTTGAGATGAAGAACCGAGAGTTTAAGTCCATGACGATTAGCGCGCTCGGCATCGTCGGCCTTCGTGCTGGACAAATGCTAACGATTGACTTTCCAAGCCTTGCCGATCCAGTTTCAAAGCGTCAGATTGTGTGTATCGATTCAGTGACGCATAACTTTGAGGATTCTACCCATACCATGGAGCTTGAAGTCAGAACGTTTTGGAGGGATAGTTGAGATGGGAAACTTACTCACAACGATTCAGAGGATTGCGGTCAATGCCGTAAACGCTACAAATCCAGTAACATTCTACATTGGAACAGTGACAAGTGTTTCGCCGCTCAAGGTTCGTATTCACAACACAACGCTTGAGGTCGATCAAGACTGTTTGTTGCTAAGCAGTAGTGTTGTCGAGAAAAAGATAACGATAAAAAGTCACGATCACCCCATAGGTAGTGCACTCACGAATCATACTCACCCATACACAGATACTACTCCAGGAGGGCCTACGTTAGCTACGACGCAGAAAAGTACAGATTTAGCAAGCGCAAAGGTGGATGCGATCACGCTAGAAGGTTCATGTGTCGAACATGGAGAATCGTTAAACGTCGAGCAGAAAGACGGGAATTTAGTCATTACGTACAACAGGGCACTTCAAAAGGATGACAAACTTCTGATGATGAAGGTCTCAAATGGCCAGCAGTTTGTTATCCTTTCGAGAGTGTTTGAGCACAAGGAGAGTTAAACGATGGTGATTGATACAGAAAATGTTGTGTATGCGTCTTATCCGACAAACGAATGGATAGTAGACTTTGAAACAGGCCAAAACAAACCTCCGAAGTCTTCTATTGATGCAGTCTCGCAAGACTTAAAGTTTGCCCTGAGCGTGGAACGCTACAAGTTCCCGATTATGGGTTCAAATTATGGAATCACGCTTGACGATCTCGTAGGAACCGACTTTAACTACATTCGGTCAGAAGCCGAACGAAGGATACGCGACGCCTTGTCGATTGACGATCGAGTTTTGGCAATTGAGAAGTTTAATTTCGAGACAAAAGGGGCCGATTCGCTTATAATATCGTTCGTGGTCAAAACCACGTTCGGGGATGTGCCACTTGAAACAGAAATATCCGCATAGGAGGAAACCATGATAGACTTTAGTTCCAAAACGTTTGAAAACATTTTGAGCGATATGCTCTCGCGGGTCGATGATGGTTTGAACAAGCGGGATGGTTCGTTGATAAAAACAAGCCTCGCGGCTGCCGCCTGGGCAATTGAAGGAATCTATTTGAACCTTTCGTACCTTCAGAATCAAGCATTCCCGAAAACGGCAATTGGAGAGAACCTTGACTATATTGCCGCGACTGTCGGTCTTGAAAGAAAAGAAGCGACGAAGGCGCAGTGGTATCTGCTCAGCAACGCGCCGATGCCAGACGGGACGATATTGCTATACTCCGGCTCAGAAACAAGCTACTACTTTGACACAATAGGCGAATCCGAAACAATCACGGACCCGGATGATCCAAATCTTACGTTTAGAACACTGGCAGAATGTGACACTGCCGGTTCAATGGCTAATGACTTCACAGGTTCTCTGCAATCGATTGACTTTGTTCAAGATTTGACAAGTGTTGTCTTGGATTATGTGGCAATCCCCGGTTCTGACGAAGAAACCGACGAATCTCTACGGACTCGGTACTTTCAGGAAGTTGGAGCTGTTGAGTTTGGTGGGAACATATCTTCATACCAAACATTCATTAAGTCAATTGGTGGCGTCGGCGCCGTTCAGGTTTACCCGACATGGAAAGGGCCAGGAACCGTGCTTTGTGCTGTTTTATCTGATGAGCTTGTTCCGATAACGAACGACAAAATCGAAGAGATTCAGAACATAGTTTGTCCACCTGATGCAGATGACCCAGACGAATTGCCTTCTGAAAATGGTTATGGGATGGCCCCTATTGGAGCCGTCGTAACAATCACGACACCTGTTGCCCAGCCTGTTTCACTCGTTGTCGAATTTATCAAGGCACAAGGCTCCACCCGGACAGATGATGAGATTATCAAAGACATGAAAGCGGGCATAAGAGAGTACATACTTCAATTATGTTCAAACTGGGAAAAATTGAGTAGATTCAATAGTGCTTCGTATAGTTTAATCATGTACTATAACAAGGTGATCGGGATTTTAAGTTCGGTTGATGGAGTCGAAGTAATAACAGAGTGTATGCTCAATGGTGAAAGTGCGAACACTGTTTATCCTCAGACAGCATCAGAACGTGGGCAGAAGGTGCCGACGTATGATGACAGTCTTATTGACATTACGGAGGTTGAGCAATGAAATGGTACGATCTACAAAACCTATTGCCTCCGGTGTATGCTAGCATAGCATCGATGTATGCGTCAGCGATAACCGAGAATGATGAGCTTAAACTTCTTGATGCAGAGAGCCTTGATGTCTACAAAAACTTTTTCATTCAAACGTGTGACGAAGACACGATTAAGTATTGGGAAAACATTCTTGGAATAGAGCCTGGGGATGGGGAAACGCTAGAGTATCGTAGAAGCGTTATTATTTCTTATCTGAGCACAAAACAAAAGATCACAATTGGATTTGTTCGCAAAACGATGGGAGATATATTCGGCGATGGTCACTATGAGATTAAGTACAGTGATTTGGCAAACACGATACTTGAAATATCTATTTTCGATTCTACGATAGATAGAGTTAAAACGTTTGTTAAATGGTTTAACAAGGTTTGCCCTGCGCACGTTCAGTGGGGTGTTTCTCGTAAAGATCATGCAGATTTTGGCGTTGACTGTTATGTTGGAATACTTAACGAGAAAACGTCGATAGTGGACTTGATAGGATAGGAGGTTAGTCATGGCTTGGGCTATAATGACAGTTACAACAAAAGGGACAGAGTTGCTAGCTTCTGCAACAGTCGATAACAGTCTTGTACTTGTTGGATGTGTAGCAGATAAAACAGTTTACGCAACTATCGATGCAGCGAAAGCAGTATCTCAAGTACCCGCTGGATATAACGCTGGCACAACAGATATTACAATACTGTATGTCCAAAATAATAACTTATTCGCAAGGGCTTATTTTGGCGTCGTTGATGATCCGGATAATGCAGAAGTTAATACTCTTTATTTGTATGGGCGTTTGTACGACAGCTCTGATTTGTTTGTTATCGCAGTAGCGAGCAGTTCGACGCCGACACATTTACCAGTGGATGGTGACCCGGACAACAGTTATCAGGTATTGTTTAACTTTAAGTACAATGTGCCGAACACCGCCGCTGTTACTGCATCGAGTGCTTCTTTTTGCACTGTTGCAGAGTTTAACGATCTTGCATCTCGCGTTGTGACAACACACATTCAGGGAAGTGAAACGACTGGAGAGAATCAGAGCATACGCGGCGAAAAGACGTTCTTAAACAGACTATATACAAATGGTGGGTTCACATCAAATCATTTATCCTATGTTTACAGTGCTTTTGGAGTTGGATATAACAATCAGGCATATCAGTTGACAATGCAGTATGTAGGCGGCTCGACTTCAACAGTAGCCGCAACCGGGTATTCTCGAATTTGCACAAAAGACAGCGGTCAAAACGATGGTACCGCGATAATGAGGTTGGGAACGTGGGGAAGCGGAGGTGGATATAACTATTACCTCGATCTTGTGAGAGAAACGCGGTATCAAGACTTCCCGAGTGGATTTTACTGGAATTTCGGCGCCTGCGGCATATTTAGAGAGGGCATCAAATTTAGCGGAGCAATACTGCCAGACGCAGCAGCAACACAACAAGGCTATGCAGATGTTAAGGTGGGGATACCATCGCAACCGATTAAGGAAGTACACGCAAAAGTTATAAAAGCGGCTACGTTGTATGTAGATGAACTGACCACGAATAATGATGATCACATACTACTTGATGGTGTCGGATTTAATACTATCGACTCTGAAAGCGAGCTACATAGCGAGACAACCATAACAAATCTTGGAGTGTTTGAATTTCATAATGAAGAATCGACGGTAGTTTTTGAAAATAGCGGCGTTTTCAACTTCAATAGTGGTTCAGGATATAAAGTCCAATTCAATGGCGGAGTAGAGTTTAACCCGGCATACTCAAGCGGGGACATTGTTTTTGGCGGCGTAGGATTTAAGATCAAAGCGACAGACGACCCAGTAGTGATGAGCAATCTAGGAATATTCAGGGGTGCAGCTTCAGATTTTTCAATCGGATCATTAGATAAACCGATAAAAAACGCATACGCACAAAACGTATATGTGACGACTGGTGTTTATTGCAATACATACGGCGGAGCAACAGGTCAAACGGTAGGAACAAGCGCAACTCCGTTTGAAGATATTTACGGGAAAAGGCTGCATGGAGTGATTAACTATCCTGTAGAACCGACAGGCTCATCAACAGTCGTGCAAGTTCCTCCCGGAGCGATTGTGTGTATTCAACACGGAGGAATGACAGGAAAAACGTTCACGATAGCAAACAATACAAGCGTTTATATTGCTAAGCTTGATGGAACAGCTGGCTTATGGACGGTACCAGCCGGTACGTATGTCGCTTTGTCTGTCCAGACTTCAACAAATGGCGCATTACTCGCCATGCGCATTGCTTAGAGCCGGAGGCATCCATGATAAGTCCAGGCATTGCGACGATAATCATTATTGCGTTTATCCTTCTATTTGGTGTCGGAGTCCCAATTCTGAACGTGAAAGCGAAGAAATTCATCTCATATAGATGGTGTGTCGTCGTCGTCATTCTATCCCTCCTTATCGGATCGGTCATTGATTTTGAGGTGCTGTCGGATGATGTACGCCATACAATCATCCTCGGCGGCCTGATTATTGGTGGCGTTTACGTGGCGCTTCGTACAGTTGAAAAGGTTTTGTCAAAAGGCTGGCTAAAAGGAACAAAGGTTAAGGCCAAAAAAGGTGACGCAGAAATCGAATTGTCATCGGAGGATGAGGAATGAGATTGATCAATAAGGTATGTATCGACCCCGGCCATGGCGGTGTACACCCTGGAGCGGTTTATTTTGGCGTAAAAGAAAAAGACTTGACGCTCAAACTTTCCCTTGATCTCAAGAAAAAGCTTGAAGCGTCGGGCTTGTCTGTCGTAATGACGCGGGAAACCGACAAAGATATATCACTGACGGATAGATGCGTCATCTCGAACAAGGCTCGATGCGATCTATTCATATCCATTCATTGCAATGCGAGTTACAGTCCGAGAGCATGTGGGTTTGAAGTCTATCGATACGGGGGCAAAAGTGATGTGTCGAACACGTCCAAACTCGTTGCAGATAGCATACAAGCGAGCGTTATCTCAAAAACGGGTGCAAAAAACGGAGGAGTGAGAACGAACACAAAGTTCACAACATTAAGGAAGACAGTTGCCCCGTCGCTTGTGATTGAGTGCGGCTACTTGTCGAACATAGCAGAGTGCGGTCGGCTGTGCGGTTCTATCTATCAATCTCTGATAGTTTCCGGCATTTCGGATGGAATCATCAGAGCAAATTCATAATAGGGAGTAAGAAATGACGGTAAAATCATCCTGTTTGAGTCGAGGTTTGGGGAAATGTGGTTATCATGTTTGCATTCTCGGTATCATTGGCAGCGGTAAAACGACGCTTGCCAAGAAACTTCAAAAGATTCTCGAAGAGAAGTACGGACGTTGCGAAGGTCTGTGGGAACCTGTGGAAAACAATCCCATTTTGCCTCTTTATTACAAGGACCCCAAGCGATATGCCTTCGCGATGCAAATCTACATGCTTAACAAGCGCCTAGAGCAGCAACATGTTGCACAGAACCTGGCTCTTTCCGGAGTCAGTTCAGTTCAGGATTCATCTGTCTTCGGTGATTCGTGCTTTGTCGAGATGCTGTGCAAAGATGGGACAATGACTCAAGAAGAAACAGACATCTACTCAAATTTGTTCATAAACATGAGCCGAGATTTTATGTATCCTTCTCTCGTCGTTTATCTTGACTGCAATCCAGACATTGCGCTAAAACGTATTGAGAAGCGTGGCAGGGATTGTGAAAAAGACATTCCCGTCAAGTATCTGTTGAGGTTGAAGGAAGAGCTCGATCAATTCATTGATGAGTTTGGCATGTACACACACATTATGCGCATCGACGCTAACAAAGATTTGACGGACTCTGAAATAGCAGAGGAAGCTAAATCAGTCGTTGAATTTCTCGAACAAACGAGAGAGAGTCCTAAATTATCCCGGATAGGAGTGTAATGTTGAACGAAGTAACGAAGGTTTTAGTTGTGATGCTCTGTGTCCTGAGCATCTTGTTGGTTGGAACATGCAAAATCGAGGCGTATAAACGCTCCAAACTGGAAGATGAGGTCCAGAGAAATCATGCAGAAATCGATCGACTTGAAAACGATAACCGAACACTTCAAACAGCAATACAACGATCAAATGACGCGCTTCTGAAAGCAGGCGAGGCAGTCGAGAGAGCTATAAATGCTAACGATAAACGTACAGAAATACTTGACGGTGTTGATGTTGATTGGCTTTTGTGCCCACTCCCTGACGGGGTGCGCGAAGCCTTCAACGCAGACTATTGTTCTGACTCCGCCACAAAACCTGCTGGAGCCGTGCGCGTATCCGGAGAAAACAATAATTGAGACGAATGGTGATCTTGCACGATACGCAAGTTCACTTTTGAGATCGCTTGACTTGTGTGCAGCAAAGATTGACGCGCTGCGAGTTTATTTTGAGGAGAATGAGGAATGACACGTGATGAGCTAACATCCCTCGCCCAGTACTACCATTACCAGACGGAGGTAAGCATGAAAGACAAGAATCAGGAAGCCGCAATTGAAGAACTTGAACAAGCGGAGAATCAGGACAAAACATGCAGTGATCTTGACGAATTAGGTGATCTGTCACAGATTCTTGAGATGGCAAGACAGCTAGGAATTGATACAGACGGACTTGAAACCTCCGGCGAAAAAGAAAAGAA